CTGTATGTCAGCGGCTTCGCAAACTTCGGCAAAGTCTTGGCTATCACCAAGCAACCAATCTGTTGCTTCGCATCTAACCTTTTCATGTTTCCATTCTGGCCAACTGGGATTAAGTGAACGACCTAAGTTACAAGCATCAAGTAACGCCTGTAATATTGTCGCTCTCCACATTCTTTTTATACCTTCTAGAGATGCCCCACTCAACTATTTTCTCCTGTGCGTCAGTAACTGACTTAACGACTGCAACAAGACAGCCACTATCAGTTAGTTTTTGATGTATAATTTTCTGCGCTGGAGATAATCGGCCTGTGCTGGTCTTTACTTCTAGACCGTAGTAACGTCCTTCATGTATAAGCTGAATGTCAGGCCAACCAGATTGAAGGCCAGCCCTTTTTAGTTTAGCACCTCTTACCCTGCCACCGCCACCAGCAGGGAAGGCTGTCATAAGCACATTATGTTTTAAATTTTCCTTCAGCATTTGAATTATATTACTTTGAATTAGTAATTCTGGCTCTTTTCGGACAGTTTTAGACTTAAAACCCTGCATGTTCTTTATTCGTTCGCGTTGTGTCATGAAAATTTTTGACCTATAGTGAAAACCCCACTCTGAAATATGTAATTTTTAAGGGAGAAATTATATGGCCAGATTAAAACCTACAAAAGTAACTAGAGTTAAACGAGATTACGCACCTTTTAGAGAGGCACTGCGTAAGCTTTTAATTGAGAGAGACCTTACGCAATCCAAGGCGGCAGACATGCTTGGCATGGATGCTAGAACATTTAACCATGTTATAGCAGGACCGACTCATCCAGACCTTTTACTACTGCGTGACATAGCTGAGAAATTTAATGTTAATTTAAACTATCTCTTTGGTTTATCTGAATCTGCCTCACCGACACCATCAATTTTTGTACCTGATAAATATACTGAGGTTGGAGTTTATGACCACAACGAGGGTGCTGTACAAGCTGAATTTCATGAAACTAAAAATCCCCAAAATCATATTGTTTTATATAAGGATTTTGCAAAATATATTAATGTTGATTGGATTAGCCGTGTAATGGACACAGAGTGCGATGCGCTTATTGGTGTAAATGTTTTTGCATGGTGGGAGAAGACTGAGTTTAAAAAGAAAAGTATATACGCAATTCAATCTTCAGGTAGAAATTACTATAGGTGGCTAGACAGGAAGCTTGGCTCTGAAAAATTCCTAGTCGCCAAGGATGTTTTGATGAAAGATGTTGAAGAGTTGTCTCAAGAAGAATTTATAGTAGAGGGTAAGCTAATTAGATTAAGTGCAGATTTCTGAGTATTCTACCTCTAAAATCTTGACATTGTATTTAATTGTATTAGATTAGCTATATGAAATTAGCTAAAGAAATTCTGCCAGACTCTTTGAAGTCCTATCTTAATAAAGATGGTTACAACTCTGGTGCAATACCTACAGATGTATCAGCTACCAGATTAAAGGACTCTCCAAGAATATCCAGACTGTACAAAGAGCATGGAAAAAAAATTAAAGTTGACCCTCTTAAAAGAGGTTACGCCAAACTTGGAGAGGCTTGGCATCTGCTTATGGAGCAGAACTCACCACCCCATTGGGTTACTGAGAAACGATTATACGCACGAGTAGGTGATAAAGTTATATCGGGTTCGCCTGATGCGCTTGAGCCTGTCGAGGGTGGGTGGAACATCTGGGATTATAAGCTTATGACAGCTTATAAAGCTCAGACTGATATGAAAGAGTTTGAAAAACAACTTAACATATATGCGTTTCTCTTACGCGCAAACGATATGACACCAAAAAATCTTTATATAAGTGGCGTTTTACGAGACTGGTCTGACATTAAAGTTGGTGGTGATTACCCTGACACAATGTTCCCAGTGTTTTCCTTGCCGCTATGGTTAGAAAATGAGGCAGAGGATTATGTCAATGAGCGATTACAGTTACACCTGTCAGAGTCAATCCCTCTATGCACCGACGAAGACAGGTGGATGCGACCAGCAAAGTTCGCAGTTGTCTCTGAGAAGACAAAGAAAACTTTACGTCTCTATTCAACAATGGATGAAGCATTGGCACACACCACAAAGACACCAGTCTTTATTCAAAAGAGAGAGGCCGAGCCAATTAGATGCACTAGATTTTGTGATGTCGCGCCCTTCTGTGACCAGTATCAATCTGAACAATTTACGAAAGAGGTTTTGACAGATGACAAATAAAATATCTGATATCCAGAGGCTTCTCAAAAATGCTGACAATAAAATTAGGATTGGTAAGAATGATTACAGTTCTGTTTCGTTGCGTACTGAGTTGTTCCGAAGAGAAATTTCTGCTGAAGACATTGTAGAATATGCTTCAGTCTTCACCCGTGTTGAGACACATGATGATAAGGTTATCACTAGGGCATATTTGGCAGAGGAAATTGATGTCATTACTAATGAGGATGGCCAAGAGATAGTCCAGATGAAGAACGTAAAATCAACTGGAACCAGTGAAGAGGACAGAACGTCCAACCGTATCAATCAAACTAGTGCGGTAGAAAATTCTGAGACATCATCCGTCGGCAGAATGCTAGCCAATCTTGGTATCCACGGCGGAGAGATGGCAACTCTTGAGGAAGTTGAGTTTGCTGTTCAGTCTGGCAACGTAGTTAAATTGCAGTTTAAAGGCGGTGCTAAATTACGAGAATTAGTTATGAAGTTTCAAAATGAGCTATCACAAAAAAGATTTAAGGAAGAGGTCACGGACTACATCATAGAAAAATCTAGTTTCTTTGAGCATCTTCAGTCTAATAACAGTGAGCTACACTCAGACTTAGAGAAACTATGGAAAGACTACACATCAAAACTACCAACTCAGGCTGAATATGAGGAGAATTCAAATGGCTAATCAATTAAATAGTATAACCTTTGCTGGTTACTTAGTGGAAGATGCGAAGGTGGTAGGAGATAACACTGTCGCATTTAAGGTTGCTCAAAATCAATATGACCCAAAGGGTGACAACCAATCACACACCAATTGGTTCCAGTGCTATTGGTATTTAAAGGACCCAAGCAAAGTAACTCTCTCCAAGGGTGGTTTGGTTACAGTCAGTGGTGAGTTAAAGGCTACACTCAAAGATGCAAAGTACATGAACCTCAACGTGCGAGTAAATGCGGTTGTGCTTCCACCAAAGTCAGCATCAGACAAGTCCTCAGATGCACCCAAGGAAGACAAACTGGATGACGATATCCCGTTTTAAGGAAAAAAAAATTCGTTCTCGAAAGCACCTAGACAAGGTTAGGAAACTGCCATGTCTAGTGTGCGGTTCTCCTGCACCAAATCACGCTCATCATATTCAGTTTTCTGAGCATCGTGGTTTTGGTCAGAAGGTTGGAGACCAGTATACCGTTCCGCTCTGTGGAACTTGTCATCACGAATTACACGTCACGCAAGAAGGAGAGCGTCTTTACTGGGCGTTTGCAGGGATTGATGCACTGGCGGCGGCTGAAGAAATATGGAGTTCAATATGACTGGTTTTAAAAAACTGTCGAAGAACAAAACATATAATTTATTAATGCCCCGAAGAGATTGGGAAGTGCTTACCAAGGTGGCACACGATGTCTCCAAGCGTGAGAACAAATACACGTCTGTAGCTCAACTAATTAGAGAGGCTTATCGTTCTGTATATTATGAGGAGCTTGAATGAAACCGACACCACGAACAGCCTTTACCGAGGTATCTGGGTTTGAAGCCAAGAAACACGCAATCAGACAGACGACTGATGGACTTTGGCAACTCACACTAACCGTTCATGAGTTCGGTCAGGCTGATTGGCTGGTGTTCGCGCCAACAGGTCTGCCACTGGCTATTGGTTTAAAGGCTATGGACTACGACAACCCTGAACCAGAGGTGGGTGATAACCCAAACAAAAAATATATTCAGAGAGCAGTTATGCTTTGTAAGGATGTTAACTTTCAAAGGTACATGGAAGCTCTCGCACAGGACGAGGGGTTTTATGATTGGGGGTTGGCTGAACATGAAGCCGAAGCGGCTAATGCTTTGAAGGCCAAGCTCCGTATTAAAAGTAGAAGCGAACTGGGTAATTCAGATGCCGAGGCTTTACGCCAGAAGATGGATAACCTTGTTAAGAACTTTAGGGTTTGGATACGTTAGCTCCAGGGATTATTGAGTTATAAATATGTATATAGTAGTCAATACAAGAGTGGTTAATAGATAATATGTACGTTACAGTGAGACAAACACAAGATATTCTGCAAGTATCTCGCTCAACTGTTGTAAGAATGGTCAAGAATAATACAATCAAGTCTATAAAATGTGGACGGTCTGTAAGAATACTGTTATCTTCTATCCTTTCTCAAGAGGAAGGAGATATGAAATGGAATACAAACTTAAAGAGCCTCGCGGAGACAGAAGACACTGGGAGATATACTGGACAGAAAAAGTCCACCGAGGTGGAAAGTGGGTCGTTGTACCAAGAAGGTATTCTACTGGCCAAGAGGATGAAGAGAAAGCAAAGCAGGTCTTCAGTGGTTGGGTTACAGGACAATCAGATGAGTTTGACTTAGACTTAATCAGCACTCTGTCAGAAGTTATTCAGGAATATACTAAAGAACTTATATCCAGAAAAACGACTAAGCGAAATATGACTCGTCACTATTCAATTGTTAAACAACTGACAAACTATTTTGGTAACAGAAAAATTTCTAGTTTCTGTAAGCAGGATGTTAGAAATTATATAAGAAGCAGACCAGTCTTACCTCAGTCAGCTTCACGCGAACTGGGCGTTTTGAATGCGGCTCTTAATTTCTGTCATGAAGAAGAGTTGATTGATTGGACCCCCTTCAAAATGAAACTTGTGAAGTCGGGAGTGAGGGACAGGTTCCTCACGCTTTCAGAAATAAAAGTTCTTTTGGAAAGTTGTAATGAATGGTTTGTGCAGGTATGGACAACTATAGCTCTAGCGACAGCCGCACGAAGCGAAGCTATACTTCAGTTGACTGAGTCCAACATCAACTTTTCTGACAACATAATTAACTTCAACAACCCCAGCATAGAGGGCAAGCACAAGCCTCGCTCTATTATTAGAATGCCTAGTGCGCTAAAGCCGATACTTAAAGAGGCTGTGTCCAAAAGCTCTAGTGGTTTTTTGGTTGAGAAAGATGGCAAACCAGTCCAAACAATCTATAGACATTTTCAAAAGGCTGTAAAAAAATCAGGCTTAAAAGATGTTAATCCACACTGCTTGAGACACACATGTGCCGTGCAGATGGCTAAGAATGGTGTACCTATTTTGGAGATATCAAACTATTTGGGTCACACAAATACTGCTACAACTCAAAATCATTACGCGAGATTTCAGCCAGAGTTTATGACTAAGTCAAGTGAGGTTGGCTCTAACATTATATCTCAAACAAACAACAAATTACTTGTCCAAGGTTGAAACAACTAGACACAACCTGACACAACCTGATACAAAGAAGTTGTCCATACAGTCATTAACCTATTGATTTTTATTTATTTACCACCCATACGGGATGCCAAGCACATATAATAATATCAATAGCTTACAAGCGTATGGACAACTTTTGGACAACTCTTGGAGTTATTAGCTATGAAGATAGAATCGGTACGGGACAATCACGCAGTTAAGATTAATATTGAGGGTTCAGAAATTGAGGCTTACATCGTCGTCGAACAAAGAAAAAATATAATAGATTTATTTCTTGTTTCGGAACATAGGGTTGGCTCAACTTTTCAGTTGCCTAAAATGTATTTGAATTCGATAGATGTAAATCTTTTAAAGTACGAAACCTAACTCTCAATAGTAGCAAGTCTTTCGCTAATTCTTTGTGCCCGATTTGGTGTTTGCTTTGCCCATCTACTATCTAGGATTTCTTTACTGCATTCTTTCCAACGCGAAAGTTTTGCCAGCTCTATACTGCGCTTGAACTTTAAGAAAGTTGGTCTGCCTAATTGAAAAATCATATTAGCAAAGCATCTCTGAGCCGTCTCTGGCATCATATCAAAGTCTTCAAACACTGCTCGGCAATCCTCAAGACAAACAACTATATCATGAGAGAAAGCTTCCTTGACTCGTTCAGGTGAAACCTTTTCACCAACCTCTTGTCCATACTCTGGGTCTGACTTTGTAATTAAGTGGCCAATTCCAAAAGTTTTATGGGACATTGAGCATAAATAAATCTCATGCTTTAGTCCCTCTGCAACAGCAAGTTCTTCTCTGAGTAAATCAATATCCATCATCGCCACCTATTGCTCATGTGATAGCCACACCGCAAACGCACCTGTCATGGCCCCCGTGA